CGCCACAAACTCATCATGATCAAGGCCAGTGTCGAAAGGTCTTGGAGTTGCTTTGATGATTCCTTTTTCAAGCTTAATATGATTCTGACTTCCAAGATCCGCCGAATAACTTAGCTCATAAGGATAATAACCGCTAAGTCCTGTTATAGCTGCACTTGTCACAGTCACATAATACATTGAAAAGATTAATGTGGCGCTAGTGCTTAGATCGATCTCTCTTGGGAGTGGTTCGGCAAGGATAGCAGTCGTTCCAACCACTCTTGAAATGGTCACTGAAAACCAAGTATCTCCATCCGTAACCAAGAAACCTTTAGCTTGATCACGATGAAGAGAGACTGCACTTGCGCTCAGTGTTAATGTTCTTCTATCTGTTGCGATTGAATTTACTGTTAAGTCAGTTCGGCTTTGCGTCATGACTTCACTAAAAGCAGAAGAACCACCTTTAACGACCAAAGTTGGCGCAGTGCTCAATGGTGTTGGAGCATTATATTCAAAGAGATAGTTTTGCCCTGTTATTGCTTTCCTCATCTTTTGGCGCTCCTGTTTGCTTTGTTTATATCGGCTTGCTTAGCTTTCGTAAGATTAGCAGCTTCAATAAATCCTTCTGTAATTGGTGACCAACTATGTCGGCAGTTATAGCCACCGCCGGAAGTAATCACGCTTAATCCTTGTCCATTATTAAGCTTTCTCATTTGTTTGTCATTAACAACAAGATTTATTAAAGCTCGGCAGAATGGTCTAGTGATTCCATCTCTTGGACCAGTATATAAATAATGGTCAAGTCCAGCGGTCTCTGCTGCCACTGCTGTAATACTTCGGCCATATTGAGATATTGTTGTTTTCACCTGTGTCAACTGTGTACCTTCAGCACGTTTAAGACTTGCTTCTAAGTTACTCATTACAATGTTGGGAGGTATATCAACTAAGAGATCTCTTAACGATTGATTAATGTTTGTCTTAAATGTTGGTAAAATTACATCATCAAATACAGCTTGAGCTGTTGTTGATTGTATAGTGTCGAGTTGTGGAGCTATTGAATTAAAACCAAAGTTAGGTTGAATTGCTTTGATAGCTTGTTCAGCAGCTTCTTTGATTGCTTCTTGTTGTTCAATAAACTCATCAAGTGCGAGTCCAAGTCCACCTTGTAAAATGAACTCAAGAAGCTGTTCATCATTTAGATTTAAAAGAGTCAATGGATTACTTGCTGTAATAGCTGTCTCCACTGTCTCTAATAGTTGTGCTCTTGCTTTCCTAAGAGTGGAAGCAAAAGCTTTTTCGGCTGAAATCTCAGCCTTGAGTTGTTTAACTCTTGCTCTTGTTAATGTGGCCATAGCACCACTCTGACTTTTAGCTTGTTTCGTCATATCCTCAACAGCTAATTTGTCAGCGTCTTCTCTCTCAGCTAAGAGAGTGTGTTCATGGCCACAAGTACAAGGCATGGCTTACAGACAGTCAGTCAAGATGAAGCCAAGAGTTGGATCAACAGCGTGGAACTTGCCAACTTCTTCAGCGTAAACATAGCGACGGGTCTTATCTAATGAGTCATATTGACCTGCAACCATATCGCTAAAGCTGAGACTTAGAGCCGCAACAGGCATCCCCTTTACGTTGCCGCTCTTCTGAACAATAGCGTCCGAGCCTCGCAAGATACCCATAAAGAGTCGGTCATCAGTCCATATTGCTGATTCGCTTGAAGTCGCTCCTGGAACTGCTGTGTCTTGTCGTGCTTGACCTACATAAATATTAGGGATGCCAAGAACATCACGAAGAACAGAAATTACAGCCTCATCATTGAGAATAAGATTTCCGCTTGCAATACCTGATGGAGTATTCCCAACAGTAACATAACCACGAACTTCAGGATTCTTGGCAAGCTCTCTGAATAACGCACGACCAAGCACAAGACTATCGGGATTAATACCATGAGCATTTGCAAACACTGTATCTTTTAGAGTGTGCAAGTTAGAAAGTGGTGTTGCTCCTGCGTCGTTAAACTTACCGCCAAAAGTTGATCCACAATCACCATTGTTGAAGTTGCCAGTGCCGAAGAGAAGATCAGCAGCTCTTTTTTCACGAGCAAGCTTGATTACTCGGCTGACTTTTTTTGCGAGTCGTGCTTCTTCACTGCCAGGATATTGACTGTCGAAAATGTCTTCCATTGCAATTGAATCACTAGCGCCATAAATCAAAGCTTTATAAGTTTGGCTTGAACGATCAAAGCCACCAATTGAAGCACGACTAGAGCCAGGAGCACGTTCAAGGTCAAGGCCAGCACCGGCACCCATAAAGTTTCGAGTCTCTTCTAAAAGAAGAGTACCTGAACGCTCAGGAATCTTGACAGTTTCGAAAATCTTATCAGCAATTAATTGATTATCTGATGGGATCGCTTCGTTAACAAGGCTTGTTAAGATTTGATCTACTGGATGTATATTACTATAACTTGAAGCCATGAGTTATCTCCTTAGCTAATTTGAGTTAAATTAACAGGACCAGTGAAAACGACCTTGATTTGATCGCCATTTGAAGCACCTGCTTGGTTAATGTTTGGAATCATACGAGCAACAGCATATTTACTTGTAGCACCATCAAAGGGGATAAGTTTTCCTGCTGTTGTTGCCATCAGAAGATTCATGGTGGCAGGTTCTATAGTGTCTCCTGCGATTGCACGACTACAACCATAAACAATGACTTCGACAGTATCGCCAGCATTGCAAGCACGTTGAGCAACACCAACACAATTGTCTTCTGTTGCCGCATCCGTAATAGTGATTTTGCCTGCATCATTAACAGACACAAGAGCATACTCTGTTATAGTTTCTGCCGCTACAAATGAAACGTAATAATCTGTATTAGCCATGATTAAGCCTCCATAGCTTTTGTGTAAAAATCAGTTTGATTTTGTTGGATATAATTTAGAGCTTCAGAATAAGAAATGCTCTTTTCAGTAGCAGTCTCACGAATCTTAGCGTCAAGAGTTGCTCGTGAAATTTCTTCACCACTTGCGCCATGTCCAACTTCTACAAGTGGGATTGCACTGTTAGATGGTCGCTCAGAAAACATTTGCCAAAACTCGCCTTGAAGCTCACGAAGCTCGAAAGCTTTACCTGCTACAACTGCCTCTGATGGTGAGATCTTACCCTCATTTAGAAGAGTGTTGATTGCTTCACGCTTTTCAACTTCTTTCTTTTCAGCTTCGATCGCTTCGATACGCTCATTTAGTTTAGCGTTATTCTCACGAAGTGCTTGCACTTCATTTAAAAGAGTAGACTCACTCAATTGAACTTGTTCGCTCATCTTGTATTTCTTCTCTTCTCGTTTTTCGTCATGGTCTGGAGTATGAGCAAGCTTGTTGTCCTTGTCTTCATCCTCTTTCTTTTCAGCCATTTTCTCTTTATCTTTGTCTTCTTCTTCTTTGTTCATTGAAGCTTCAGACTCTGACATTAAATCTTTCATTTTCTGCTCAAGCTCTTTTACCATCTCATCTTTTGCGACAAGCATTTGGCGGAGTTCTTCAACAGACATACTTTCAATCTTGTCCATGAAAGCAATCCTTTCGTTTAGTGTTACCCTTTCAATCTTGTCATGTGATTGAGCAGGTCGTGGTGTAAGTGTGATTGCTAAGAGTTGAGCGTCGCCAATTTTAGCGCCTCCATCTCTTGAGTAAACTTCTCCATTCAAGAACTCAGGACTAGACCAAAGAACACCACCTGCATTCTTGACTACGTCTAAGCCTCGTTCATTATAAGCAGGAGTAGCATATAGGCCGTCTTCTCTAAGTTCGAGTTCTACTATCAAGCCAAGAGCGTTTCCACTTTCGGGAGGTGCTACAGAGCCCCCTTGAAATGGTGAAGTTGCATGTTGCCAGTCAATGATTACAGGATCATTCAACTTGCGCTCATTGAAGACTCGAACCATTTCTTCAAGTAGATCTTGGTTAATCTCTTTACCTACAGCATCACCGCTCATTCGTGATGATACTTGACCAAGAGCTAAGGTTTTGAATGGTCGGCCAATGGTTAAACCATCGGGGATGTCATATGATGGTTCACTGAAACTGATTTGAACAGCTTCTCCATAAGCTCTTAATGTTGTGCTTTTTTCGTCTGCTCTATTCATTTGTTTGACTACTTTCCGAGCAAAGGCAAAGCCAGGATCTCCGCCCCAACCATGCCAAGCTTGCCAGCCTTTACCTTGTTCGTCCCAAGTTGAGCCTTGCTTGTCCACTTCATGACGTGTGAAAAATGCCAACATCCGTCTAACTGTGTCAGGTGATAATGTTTCACCATTAGCAAGATCTCTTGCTCTTGAGATTCCCACTGGTGTCATGCCTCTTTGACTTGGTGGTTTATCTGCACGAACTTCAAGCGCTCGTCTTGCTGCTTCTTGCGCTCCTTTTGGTGGAGTAAAGTCTATATGTGAATACTTTTTTGGCGCTAAAGTTTCAGCTTTTTTTTCTTTCTCAGTTCTTTGTGGATGACCTTTTGGGAGTAGATCGAGATCAGTAGTATATGCTTTCTTTCTTTCACCTGTCCCAACAAGTTTCAAGAAAGCTTTAACACGAGCAAGACCCCACTGAGTCCTATTCATACCTGGACGATGACTTACAGAAAAAGCACCAGCGCCACGTCTAAAGACCGCTTTAAGTTTACCAAGATCAACTTGTTTACTCTTAGCTTTATAGCGATCATTGTGCTTGTCTCTCATGTTCTCAAGACTCTTGACCGCTTGGTCACTTATCTTGATTCCTCCCCTTGATCCGCTTGCGCTTCCTTTGGGATTCTTAGCGCTTCCTTTGATTCTATCTTTTTTAGGTGCAGGAGTTTGAGCTTGTGTTCTCTTCTTAGCCATTCTTACGCCTCCTTTGAATCAACTGCTCAGTAAGAGAAGCTAAAGCACCACCACCTTTAACAGCGCTTGTTCTCTCAAGTGCTGAGCGTTGAGCATCTTCGGGCAAGTCACCTGCGCCAAGACGTTCTCTGATTGCTCTTTCAAGTTCATCGTCAGGAGTGAGTAGACCCGACTGAACAAGACCAGGCAACATGCCAAGCGACTCTGCCAAGTCATCAGTATCGAGACCTGTATGAGTGAGCTTAGGAAGTTTGGAGGGATCTACTAAACCATAGTTCCAACGGATTAAACGTCCAATAGTTCCACCACCACGCCTATCAACTCCGCTAACTTGACTCGCTACAAGATCACAAAGATTGATTGCTGATCTTCTGAAGACTGATAGATGAATCTCGCCGACTGATCTTGCTCCAGTTTCAGTATTACCCAAATCAGCGAATTGAGTTAAAAAAGCCGAAGCAATTTGAGAATCACATTTAGCTATGATTTCGATTGGTCCACTTGCGTATAGATTTGGTTGGGCTGCGTAAGTGTCAAAACTAACAGCGCTATTTTCTACAAGATAGGACTGCTCGGCACTGATGAAGCTTTGGGCTTGCGCTTCAGCGTCTTCAATCATTGCATCAATATCACCATCACTGAGGCCGATTGATTCGGCCTGTGATCTATCAACCTTAACTTTTGGAGTAGGTACAGCCCAACGATCAAGGCCAACACACATCAAGTTTGATACTCTTTGTTTAGTTCGCCACCACCACCAAACAGGCCGAAGCATCCCGACCCCCTCAAAGTTTGAACCCGTTTTATTCAGCGTTAACAATAAAAGCTTGTTTGCCGGTATAGGTTCGGGGACATAAGTTGTCCCAACTGTATTTTGAAGAACACCATCAAGATGTTGACTGTCTCTACTTAACCAACGATTATGAGCGCTTGGTTCTCTGTCAGCATAATGATCAAGCCACACCTTAATTTTACCTTGACTATCTGGCCCTACTCTATAGATCTCTTCAGCGTACCGATAACCCAACGGAATGAACTCGAATAAATAAGCGAGTTGATTTTCCCATGATACTGTCATCTGACCGGCAAAGCCATCGAAGCCATAACATTCATTAGCAAATCGAGCTAGTTCATCAGCAACAGGATCATTCTCTATTCCGGGCTCAAAGCGCCAAGTTGCACTCATCAAAGTTTGGCGGAGCATATGCCAAGAACGTCTCACGATTGGATCCGTCCTGACCATTTCTTCAGCTTCTTTAACCCAATTAAGTCCTGTGAGTTGAGAGTTCTGCTCTTTACCAGTGATGACTCCGCCGCTTAACTGTGTGCCTGTTATGCCTTTGGTGACAAAGCGGGGTGTAAGAGCTCTCATATGCTTTACAGAGCGTTCTTTGTTTATTTCTTTGCTCATTTAGCGCCTCTTGATCTTTTGGTGCTTACAAACAATATAAACACTGAACACCTATTTAGCAATAAAAGCTTGTTCAGTATAAAATCAAGTGTTTTCTCTAAATAGAAAAAAAGGTC